ATAACAACTGGCTTATTGACTCGCTGCGCCAGTCGTTTAAGTGAACGAGTAATGTTAGTAAGCGCCTGTGGACTTCCTGGCTTCTCGCCGTTTTCATCAATCATCAAATACATACCGTCAATAAATACAACATCGGGTTGGAGTATCTGAATCTTGCTGGCAACCGCTGAAACCGTGGCTCCTTCTAAAGCGCCCACCAACCAAAACTTTTCACGCATCTCTGAGATAGCACGAAGCTTAGCTTTTACGCGGGACTCTTCTTCGTCTGTCAATGAACCACTTTGATAACGAGTATGGGATACACGCGCTCTCATGGCAACGTAACGAGAAAGCTGTTCTTGGTTAGTCATCTCAAAAGACTGGAACATGGGAGTACTGCCTTTGAGGTGAATGTTCTGAGCAATCTGCAAAGCAAGTGTTGACTTACCTGTCTTTGGTGGAGCAACAATAATAATTAATTGACCGTTCTGTAATCCGTTAGTTGCCTTGTCAATAGTAGGAAATCCAGTAGGAACTCCAAGTAGCCCTGGATTATTTTTACGGAACATATAGTCATCCCACAAAGCCAGCGGATTTTCCGTAATGTCAATGTCGGTGGATGTAGTTAATCCTTCTTCTTCTAACTTCACTATTCCGCGCTGCAGGGAAATCAGCGCGGCTTCATGGTCGCGTTCTTTTTCTAACTGGTCAATCGCCTCTCCCACCATAGTAATGGTGGCAATCTTGCGACGACGAGCAACAATTTCATCCAACAAATAGTCGATGCTGTCTTGAGCTTCGACAACTTTATATGTAGGAAAATTCTCTGTAACAACATCAAGGCTGGGGCACTCGCCGTACTTGGTGAAATGAGATTTAAGAAGAGACCAAACTTTGCGGTCTTCGTTATCCATAAACCATGAGTCATTAACGTTGCGTTCAAATAGCTTAGTAAGGTCACGAGTTTCGATGACCTTGCTAAGAAGCAGCTGCTCTTTGTTCATAGTTGTGTAAAATCCAATCCCCAATGTCCGTACCGTAGCAGCCTAGTCGGTAAATCCAAAACTCCAACGACTTCTGGGCGGTAGGGCAATTCTGACACTAAATGGTCAACTGACTCATACTTAGTAAAATAACGAAAGGGGTTAGTACCCAGTTCATCTAAGCGGTCAATCATCTCTTGCAAGGCGTCCTCGCTTAAGGTAAACGAAGCAAGCTCCATAGTGTATCCCTTGTTTTGCGAGTACACATAAAGACGGCTAAGAAGCGTCCTATTAAGCTTAGCTTCCTTAGACGCTACTGGTATTATTTTAAGAACTTTTTTGACTGTAATGTCATAATCAAAAAACGTATCTGTGGTAACGATGATGCGCTTAGGCAAATCGTTACTAATGTCCCCTTTATACACGTTAAAGAACCTCTGGTATTCCAAACTTTAGTAGGAATTCTCTATTATGTTTAGTAGAAAGCTTGGCTTTAGCTACATCAGCTTCGGTAACATCTTTAGACAATGATGGCTCGTAAATACCGTCATTCATATCCATACGAAGCTGGACAAGATTAACGTGCTTGCATTTTCCTCGCCCCTTGTAATTTGGGCAGGTGCAGACGAGCTTGTCATCAAGGGTAAGACCAACTTCAAAAACGCTGGGTGAAGGGATTTGAGTGTCGTTCAGAAAAATCTGAAACAACATTATGTCCTCTTGCACTGCACGCTCCTTCATCGTAAGTCCCTTGATTCTACTGGGATGTACAAGAAAGCTTCTTTAATAAAACTACCCGTTGCATCGCCGTAAATATTTGCCCATTCTGTCATAGGTATATTTGTAGTAACAATCGTAGGCAGTCCGTTGTTAAATCGAGTACGTAACACATGATGGAGCATATTTTTTTGCCAGCCTGTATAGCTAGCGTGCTCCTTGCCTACGTCGTCAATAACCAAGATTCGGATGTTGTAAGCATCGTCTCTGCAGTCNCCTAGCATTCCGTCATACAAGACTTTATCGCTCTCATAAGGCTCGTCGTCCATAAGGCGCCCTTTTAGGTCTAAGACATCGTTAAAGGTGGCAAAGTAGCATGGGCGAACAATGACCTTGCCCTCTTGTGGAACAAAAGTTTCTAAGGGAAAGGTAGTCATTGCCTCTTGAATGACGGCTAAGGCAAGGGTAGTTTTTCCTCTACCTGGCTCTCCGTAAAAAAGGATTCCACGGCCGCAATTAGCCCCTCCAGCCTTCAGGATGAATTCTCCCCCTAAGGAACCCTTAATCCAGGCTCTAACGCGCTTCAGAGCCTCTTCTGGGGCATCTGTACAGTCACCTAAAGTCCACCCTAAACGAGCCTTGGGTATAGAGGCAGATTGAACCCATGAACGGCGGCGAATCTTTAGGTCCTCTAGCTTAAACATCAAAGTCCTCCCCAAAAATCTTTTTCCACTGTTCATCCGCCTGAGCCTTGGCGGTTGCCATAGCTTCTGGAGAACTGATGCGTAACTTAGCATGGGCTGAAAGCTCTGAGTACCGAGCAATAAATACTTTCCACACCTTGTTGCCGTCTATCTCTTTGTCGCGTAGACCGCTGAAAAAAATGTTCATCATCTCCAGCTCAATTTCACCGTTGGTCTTGTATTTTTTGCGGTTAAACCCGTAAGCCTCAAAAAACCGAGAACCTGACATATTCCATGGGGAAATGTTCCACATATCTGACATACGGTTGGAAAACTCAATTAAGCACTGTTTAACTGTCCAGTCTTTGGGAGTACGCTGTTCAATAAGAGCAGACTGTTCAGCGTGATAAGCGGCTTTAGCCTCGTGGTATTCCTTTTTGCGTTCAGCTTCCGCCTTGAGGCGTTGCGCCTCGCGTTCTTCTAGGTCCGAAGAGACTGAGGTTTTATTAAAAAATTCATACCCCACCTTGGTCTCCAATCGCCCGTCGATTGTTACTTTGTTAGCTTCTATAACTGAATTAGTTAATACTTGTATTAAGTTATTCTGCTCAGCCTGTAGTATCTGAGGACGGCTTTTCAGGCCCCAGGAAGACGCCTCCAGGAATCCCTTTTCAGTCACGTAACTTACAGTCTTGACCTCGTTGTTGACCCGTTCTTTACGGGTAACAATCAGTCCAGCCTCTCGCAGCTCTTTCAGTGCGGTTCGTATTGCGTCTCGTCCTTCAGCCACTTCTTCTGCTAAGCGTGCAGCGCTAATAGATATATCAGCGTTGATAAAGTACGCCAGAGCACCACGTGCCCGAAGAGATAGCTTTTTCTCCATTAGAGGCTCTTTAGAGCCTCTTGGGTTAATTCTATAATCTTTTGCAGTTTAGTCTTTATATCCTCCACAGGAGCGGATTCTAGGGGTAGCTGGTCGAGTTCTGGCGATTTTATTGCAATCTTCGGCGTTTCTTGCACTTCGTTAAGCGGTAGGAGGCCGTCACAGAGGTTAAAGGCGGGGATGTTGTTATTTATACACGAGGATAGGATGTAGTTGTCTTCGTTCCACAAAAGGTAGGCAACGGAGTCTTGACCCGTTAAAAACGTAATAGCGTCTTCTATAGGGTTAATGGACGGGGATTGCGAGGCGCCAGGAATTCCTATAGTGCTGGCATCATCGTTGCAAAAGACCATGATGTCTTTGCCGATTTCTTTTGCATACTGGGCGGCAAAGCTTTGGCTCTTTGTGGGTTGCTTATCGTAAGCAATGACTAAAGTTCCTCCGTCCCCTTTGGCGTAATAATAGTCTTCCATCAAAGCCTCGATATTAGGACGAGTGCTTTCTCCACTACCAGCAACTAAAATGTAATAGGTCATATGTCCTCCTTGGATGGGGGCACAGACTACACAGGTTTAGCGCTCTTTGCCAACTGCGTGAATTACTGCGGCTTGGTAGGTGTTGAGACGCTCTGCCACTATGACTAGTAAAGAGCCAAAGAACGCTCCAGAAACAGAGTAAATAATAAACTGCTTAACTCCACTTACGTTACTAAGTCCAGTAGCTCCAGCAGAGGTAAGTAGGCATAAAAACGCCCTAATAAGTCTCATATCCATAAATGCTTCTAAGACAGAGATAAGCTGGTTAATGACCGCAAAAACAAAGGCGGTAAACCCAGAGATAAGAAGTAAGGTCAGCATGACCTTATCCTACTACGTGTTAGGCTGTGCGAAGAACAGCTCGAAGGTGCTGCCTGAGGTTACCCAATCAGGGAGCTTGGCAATAAGACGGCTCTGGACGGCAAAACGATTGCGGTAATAGTGGCTGCGTGAGGCATTAGCTGTGCTCTCCCAGAACAGGTCGCTAAGTTCTGCTACTCCGTTACTTCCATCAAAATACGAGTTCACAAAGGCCGATTTTTCAAATAACGCTGAATCAACCACTACTTGGTTTCCATTACCTGGGCTTCCCGCAGCAGTGGCCGTCCATGTAATCCCTACTACAGCTGTAGAAGCTACAGAAGGAGCTATGTCAGTAACAAATGGTCGAACATATGTAGACATAGCTGTGATTGTGGTTCCAGTAGTTGTTTTAATTAAGTTGTTTGACGAGTCATACCAACTAACATAGGGAGTAACGGCAACAGGAACATCTCCTGGGTCAGTCGCACATGTGTATATGCTAAATGTGTAATCATTATTAGCAAATACAGGCATAGACGAAGACTTTAAAGTGACTAATCCAGCAGCACTAGAGTAAATCTCTCCTGCTTCAGCGCTGTTAGTAATTGAACCGTCAACACCAAGAATGTCTGCTGGGTCTGTAGAAAGAGCAATAGTTCCGTTAGTTACTGACCAAAAAGTTTGCGGGAAAGCAAAGTTAGGGTTATTAATCTCATTAATACGGTTAGCAATAAGAGTAAGTTCAAGTTGACGAGCGTCTTGGAAGTATGTGGCTGAGGAGCCTGCTTCAAATTGAAGTGCGTCAAAATAGTGTTTTTCATTAGCGGCTGTACTTGTTATCTTTATATTAGGAACAGCAAAAGCCGTATTAGAAGGTGCCGTAGCAGATGAAGTTACGCGAGTCCACGAACTGGTATTGCTTGTTGTAGCTGTTCCGTACGAGGATGGGGTAAGCGCTTTTCCTGTATTGTCGTACCAAAGAATTTGAGCGCTGACGTTTCTTCCTGTTGAGCCAGCTTGTGTGTAGGCAGTAAAGGTATACGTGCTACCTGCTGTAACAGGGATACCGTAGTGAATGGCGTTGTCACCTGTTTGGCCAATAATAGTGGTGGCTGTTGCTGTTGAGGTTACCTGAAGCGTAGCTTTTTGCAGGTTAGGGAATTGAGTCTGAGACTGCGGTTCGTGATAAGGAGTAACTGTGGGTGAGTCTGTAGCTAAGTGGCGAGACAAAGTAGCGTTAGATACAGAAGCCCAAGTTCCAATAGTTTGCTCAAAGGAAGAGTCATTTTGGTCAAGCATAAGGTTTTTGCCCTTGACCACAGAGTTGTCATAGCCAGCATACGACTTAATAAAGTCTTTAAGTCCAAGCAACGTTCCTTTAATAAGAAACAGGCGGGAAATATTACGCAAAAATATTTTAGATTGCTTAATTCCTAGTGCAGGTTCAAACTTAAGGCCGAACTCTTGCATAAAAGCTGGGATAAGAAGTCCGTTAAGGTTAGTAACGTCAAAACGATTAGTAATATTTTCCGCTTGGCTTTTGTACAAGTCTAACTGAAAAGCAAAGAGGGTAAGAAAACGTTGAAGAAATGTGTTTGTAGACTCTAGAGAAGTATCATATGGAATCTCTGAGCCCAAAATTTCTGGTAAATACTGAAACATTGCTTGAGCAGTTCCGTAATCTTTTACAGAGATTCCAATAGCATCTCCTGCTTTTTGCCAACTAGAGTAAGCAGTTTCACGAACAAAAATGCTGTAATAGTAAGGTCGAGCAGGCGTAAGTTGTACATTATTAGGTGTTTGCCCTTGGTCTAAGTAATACACGCTAGATGAGCCATTTGCGTCTTCAAATAAAAGGTCGCCATCATCTGCGTTCACAGCGAAACCATAAGGGTTACGTACAAGACGAAGGTAATCCCACGCACCTGAAGGGGTAGACCATGTAAGTTGAATTTGTTGATAGGTATACGGCTTGGCTAAAAACGTGCCCGCGCTAAAGGCAGTGAGGGTACTAGCTCCGTAGTACGCATCACCGTAGTAGTCAATTCCGTATGTTGCCAATTACATTCCACCTAGTAACATTGGTCCTGTATAGTCGCCAGAACCTGTACCGCCTACTTGGGCGCCATTTGCATACAAAGTTCCATCTGGACCAATACGAGTAACTACTGTTCCATCAGAAGACTGCCACTGCATAAGGTCAGCGGTTTGGCTAGTCGCAGCTTCAATAATTAAACCGACAGTGCTTGCTGAAGGCGCAATTGTGCTGCCACCAGCTTTCTTTACATACTGAACGTGTGTGTCAGCAACAATACCTGCTTCAATATTTGCAAGACGACCTACAATTGTTGAGTAGTCACGCCCATCGTTGTACCAAGTAGCTGAAGATGCTGGGGCCGTCGATAGTGACGGAGTAACACCGATTGTCGCCTCAACAGCAACAACTTCAACACGTAAAGTATTGGGGTCAGCAGCATCGATAATGTCTACCGTGTTCTGCTTATTAGGCCCAAAGTTAACTACGCTATTGGGATATGAGGCTACAAGGGTCATGGCTATCCTTAACTTACAATTCCGCCGACAGGGGTTACAGTAAACACGCCAGTTTTTGGAATCTCATTCAACGCACAGGCAACGTTATTAACGCCTGTGGTTGATACAGAGGATGTCCATAGACTTGCGCTCGTAGTGGTTCCGCTACCGCCTGCATTAGCAGATAAGGTAATCGTTCCAGCGCCCGTATTAAACGACGAGATAGTTGTTCCAGAAGGTATTGTTACAGTTCCTGTTGAGCCAGCAGCAAGAGCAACTTGTTGCCCTACTGCTACATTTAAGAAAGAAGAAACGTTGCTGATAGTAGGAGAACTGGCTGAAATACTTCCTGTAAATGAGGCATCAGCACGAGTAAGAAGGCTGACGTCCACATAATCTACTCCAGGAACAGAGTTAGATATTATGTTGTGTATGTATTGAAGCGCAACGGTTTCTCCAAAAACAACATTATTAAAATCAAAAAGACTTAACAAGGCTGCGTTAACAGACTGAACAACGTTAGTTTGCTTGTAGTTGGGCAAAAGATGAACGGTTAAAGACACATTAATAGGGACGTACGTTGGTGGATTAATAGTAATGTTAGTTGTAGCAGGGGCTTTATCCGTAATAAATGATATTACATCCGCAGAAGCAGCAGTAAATGTGCTAGTTGGAGTTCCAGAGGAGCTAACTCCAGGAGTTCCTAAGCTTGTGTCTCCAAATGGAGCTATGTATAGAACAATGCTGTTGTATGCAGCGCCAGAATCTGCCACTGCTTTTGCAACAGATGGTACCTGAACCGCTAACGCACCCGCGTCTGCCAAAGAAACCAATCGATTAAGGGCCGTGTATGCCAACGGAGCATTAACACGAATACTGTCTGTAGTTTCTGGGTCAGCACCACCAGTTGCTGCGGATGAGTTTGTAACCTTTAAACCTGCAACAACATTATTAAGCTGATATGTCAAAGTTCCTGGTCCTACGTTTCCTGCTGAACCGCCCCCAACTCGGTAAGTAACATAGATAGAGCTTGTAGGAGGGATGCGACCGCTGATGCCGTCACCAAAGTTAATATAAGAAATATTATTAGCGTCAGTAGACACTGTGTATACTGGGTCGTTATAGCCAGCATCAATAAGGTAAGGGAGCTCAGTAAAATTAGTTCCTGTAGGTACTCCACCAACTAACGAACCAACAATAACACTACTTGTATTAGCAATCAACGGGTACTTAGCTAATTGAAATACTTGATTAGCAGTCCCATTAGAATCACCAACATATTCATTGTTAATGGTTGTGCCTTGAGTAGCCGTAACAGTATTTGTAGAATTTGCACTAACAGTAACTGCGCTATTTGTTTCAAAGATTATTTGTGTGCTAAGGCCGTTTACTGTAGTTGTTGTAGCGACTTGAGTCAAGGCAGGAACAGTAATTGAAGAAGACGTGTTATTAGTAAATGTTAAAGTAACAGTTGCTGGTGCTCCTGGGCTAGGCGTATACCCCAACATATTAGCTATGGACAATACAGAACTGCGTTGAGTTGCAGTTTGGATAAAACCTTCATTAGCTGCTCTGTCGATGTAATAGTTCAACATATCGCCCATATAGGCAAAAAGTTCAATTAAAGTTATTCCAAAATCTGACGCGTCTGTGCTTGTCCACTCAGGCAAAAGAGAGGGGATAAGATTAATCATTTCATCGCGGATAGCGGCATAGTCACGTGAGGTGTAATCCACCTGCGGGATGTAGTTCGATGCCATTAGAACTCCTGAGTAATATCGCCAGAACGGGTAAGGATTCCTGTCTTCAAAGATACTTGAGATTTCTCTTTGCTAGGCAGGGTGTAGTCAATTGTAATGCTTAATATGCCCGATTGCGGGTCCATACTGACAGCTACGTCATCTAAAACAAGGGCAGGTAAGTATTTGTTGAACACCTCTCTTACACTTGCCCCAACAATATTTGCAGCATCCTGTGGAGTTTGAAATAGAGAGTCTTTAACTCTTCCGCCATATTCAGGCCGAAAAACCCTTTCGCCAACCTCAGTCATTACAGCGCTAGTTACTCTACTTTGCCAAATTAATTTTTGGTCATTAGAAGAAAGTATAGAGCCCGTTGAATCAACAGAAAAGGGAAGAATTATTGCGCGTTCCATTTAGTACACTCCTATCCATACAGGAAAATTAGGGTCTCCACCCTCAAACATGACCCACACACCTTGACCAATATATGGAATTTTTATGTGGTCCGAATGAGAAGAGTTTAAAGTAATGGAGTGAGTATGTGAACCGTATACGCCCACAGTGGCAGCTGTAGTTGTGTACGAATCTGTGTGCGGGTCGTGCGTAGCGTTTCCAGTAATAGGGTTTACTGGGTATGCCCAGTTAGTCCAGTTAGTGTGTAAAACTTGTGGCACAGTTAAGCGTAGTTTGTTTGCGCCATCTGGGTCCTGATTATCCTGGCATATTCCCCGATATATACCAAAGTACATGTTATCTGCCATATTTATTCACCATCTTTTGCAGAGCCGTGGCTGGGATTTTCTTTTCTACTACTGTAGGTGCTTTTAAATTTCCTCCAGAACCAACCCATTGATGGGTTGGAGCGGTTTTAGATGCCACCTTAGATACGTTTTTTGCCACAGATAAAGGGGTCTTATACGACTCTTTAACAGTAAGCCCTACTTTTTTTAAAGATGTTTTTGGGACAATGTTTTTTTGTCTAACTCCTGGAGTAATAACTCTTTTTATCGTTTGGCTGGGGGAACTTATTGTTTTATTGTCTGTCCATTGTGCAGAAAGGCCTAAGGAGTCTGCACCGACCATAAGTGTTGTTGAATACTCTGCGTTTCCTAAAATATTATGCGTTATAGATAATGCTGTCCAGTAACCAGAATATGTTGGTCCTAACCCATCTAAGTAAATAGGAGTATCAGGAATAATAGTTGGATTGCCTTGTATAGTTACTTCTCCACGATACGCATAACGGTTTCTTTCATCCGCCGCAGAAGCTTCATATTGAGCTATTTCATATGTAGGTGCAACTACATTAGTATGGTAAGCGTCAAATATTGGAGAGTTTGTTTTTGAGCGAGTGTGGTTAATAGGTGTTTGGTTTACTTTGCTGTGGGCAGTAGCAGACGTTCTATCTACGCCGTTAATAGCTACAGTGGTTTTTACTGCATCAGAGTAAGGTATTGCTTCACCAATCATGGGTGTAAATGAGTAAATACCTGTAGCTTTGCTCTCTAAACCGCTCATTGAGTAGTATGCCGCTTCCTGGCGCATATCTGTAAACTCTTGTGTAATGGGTTGAAAAATTAAAGTTGTATTGTCTGCTTTAAGAGAGTACCCATTTTGTTTAGCAAGTTTAACCATAAGTTCCCAATCAGACATGCCCGATTGAGATATTTGGTCGTACACACGAGGAGCTGGTACAGCTATATAAGAAAAGTTATTTGCATTTGCAAAGTCCGCTATTACTTGGTCAGCTGTAGTATTTGTCCACACTCTTTGAGATTGTTGCTTAAATACTCTAGAAGCACCAATAAAAGTAATATCAACATAGTTTTTATCTGGCGATAGGTCAGGAATAATATGGTTAACATACCCGTTAAATGTACGAGAGCTGCCAATGCCTTTTAAAGTAACAGTAACTGGTGTGCCATCAGATATGGAGTCATAAGTAGGCGACCAGTCAATAAAACGAATAGTAAGAAGCTCGTGCTCGTATCTAGCCCAACTGGACTTTACGCTATAACCACGGGTAAGTGGTACGCTAAGTGTAGGAAACTCAACGTTAAGAAAACTAAACACGAGGCACCTTAATTATAGTTCCAGGAACTATGTTGATAAAATCAACAATAGTAGGGTTGTATTCAGGTATAACCCACCACAATTCTGGTCGTTTGTAGTACTGATGCGCTATTTGCTCTAAGCGTTCTCCTTCAACGTATTGGTGCTCCCACCAACTAATCTTTCCTGGGTTATCAAATTCGTAATAGACAATAGGATTAGCATTACCATCTTGCGTAATAGCTACATAGTCAATAAGTTGATTGTAATAACGAGAGTTTTGAAATATCATCGTCCCACCGCCCCGTTGTTTGTTTGAGGTTGGATATTTGCACGCAAATCTACTGAAATGTTTACATCGGTGCGAATAGGCACTAAATCTCTAGTGAAGGCTAGGTGGTTAACTTCAACACTAGAGACTACCCCAACAAATTTTTGTTGACCTAAGTCAAGGCGAATAAGCGCAGGCATAAGGTACCCAATATTAGATGTCTCACGACCACCAATACCTTTCCAACCAGAGCCGTTAACAGTCCTATATAAATATTCTAAGTCCGCCTCTGTTCCATATGTAAGAAGGTCTTTTATTTGTTGCTCTATCGCAGTAGGCGTTGTTCCTACTGGCTGTCCTTCTTTATAGTAGTCTAACCACGCTGGGTCGAACACAGGAACTATAGGTCGAAGTTTAAACGCATTTGTTCCTAATGCAGCGTTAACTGTAGCAATAGTGTCGTTAGCAACTTTATTGTCTGAATTTTTTTGAATAACGGCTTTAGAAATGGCGTTACCACCAAGCATAGAAGTAAAGTCGTTAGTACGGTCTAAACGAAGAGTAAAATTCATCGTTGAATTTGCAGCAGCAAATCCAGTTAATGCAATAGATGGGTCAGACCCACTAGGGGTAACGTTCATATTTACAGCAGTATTTTGACTAAATGTTTCTGGGTTCCAAATAAACTGAAATCCGTATTTGTTTACAGTTACAGGATTTTGTCCAGAAGGAGTTCCTGTGTTTGCATAATCAGGAATATTTGTGGGTCCAACGTATCCATTGTAAAACCAAATACGTCCTCGACGAGTAGAGTGAAAACTATCCGTGCGCTTATTAGTGGTATCTGGAGCAATAGAATATGGGTCTACTGGAAGACTCCACTTATGAGGGGGAAGGTTCCATACATAATCAGATGTAGGAAATTCAGGTGGAGCAGTAGGTTTTTGTGTTTGAGTTCCTTTATCACCTGTTTTTGTAGAAAGACCTGCTCCAGAAGTAGAGGTAGTAGTTGTCGTACTATTTAAGCTGTCAAATAGTTTTTTATTATTAGCAATAGACGCATTAATGCTTTTAATTTTGCTTTCTACTTTTGTTTTAGAGCCCATTAAGTAGGTAATGTCATTAATAATTTTTGTTTTATCAGACAATGTCAATGAGCCAACATTTGTAGACGTGCTTGCTCGGGCAGCAGTAAGTAAGTTTTGATTAACGTTGCTTCCCCACACACCTGTAGTAACCATAGTTTGTTCATAGTCAATTTCTGTTTGATAAGCAATAACTTGCTGCGCCATAGTTGACGGGCTAACGCCTTCAGCAAACTCACTGTTTCCAATATATAAAGGCTTGTTAAGCTGTGCAGTAAGGCTTTCATTGGCCTTTAATAAACTAGAGCGCTTAGTAATTCTTTGTTGTTTTTGAACAGCCAGCGCAGTGTCAGCCTTAGCTTTGTCGTACTGAGTTTGTAGGCTTACAGAGCCTCTTCCAGCACCAGAGGTATTAATAGACGAAACCATTATGAGCTAGCCACCTTTGACGTTATACCAATAGACATGAACTCTTTTTTAATAATAGAAGCGAGTTTTTGCTCGTCAAATTGTGAACCTTGTGGCACCGTAATAGGAATCGTTATATCTCCATAGGTGATGTTTGTTCCACCAAGATTTGAAGACACTTCAAGTGTACCAGTTTTAGGGCTAATAGATAAGTAGGTTTTAGCCATATGCGTTGATGGGTAGGACATATACGATGAGCTAGCGCCTTGTCCAAGACCGCTACCACCAGTAGGAGCTCCTCCACTCATAGCAGATGTAGCTGTATACCCCACTAAGTCATTCATATTAAAGTTTTGAGTGGCGCCGCCAGTCATTCCGTTGCTTGTAAATCCTGACAAAATTGCGCTTAAGTTACCTGACATTGTGGTGGCGCTTCTGCTACCAGTAAGAACGTTTCCATTGATAGCGGTACCTGTAGCCCCATTAAGAACGCGACGAGCAGCTACTACAGTTCGTAGGTCTACGCTCACTACCTCTACAGCACCGCCTGTATGTGGGGCCTGGATAATTTTATTATTCCCCATATAGATTGCCACGTGTCCAGGGGCGTTAGCAGGGCCGTCAAAAAACAACAAATCCCCTGGTTGCGCATTTTGTGGGTCAACAGCTACGCCACAGTTTACTTGGGCGTAAGTGGTTCTAGGAAGAAGAACTCCCGCCTTAGCAAATGCGTATTGAACAAAAGAAGAGCAGTCAAATCCTGCTTGTCCTCCACGAGAAGTAGTGCTTGCTGTTGGTCCAGCAATGCTTCCTCCACTCCATACATACGGAGTTCCTATTTGAGAAACGCCAGCTCTAATAGCAGCCGACACACCTCCATTGCCAGAAATACCGCTGGTTTGCGGACTTACCGTTGCTCCACGTCCACCTCCAGTGGGCCCTTTAATAATTCCTGCAATTGTAGACATTGTAGAGGCGCCAATTCCTGCGGTTAGCAGAGAATCAGCAATTAAGCCTCCTCCAGGAGGGTCAACAACTTCTCCTCCAACAAACGCAGCTACTTTTTCTGCATCAGAAAGTAAACTTCCCTTAAATAAACTTTTAATGCCGTTAAGAAGCCCCCCACCAGCTTTCTTTAATAGTGAACCAGCACCAAGAGCGCCACCAGCGCCAACAAGACCTCCAAGTACAGAGGCTAAAGCTCCCGCAATAGACTGCCCAATATTGCTGTTAAAACCAGTTTCTAACTTAGCTATCTGCTTAACAAGCCCCTGGTTAGCAGTAACAATGCTTTGTAGTTGGTTCGTCGCTTTAACAAGAAGGTTATTCGCTTCAGTAAATCCTTGAGCTTCAGCAGGAGATGCGGCGGATAACAGACCAAACTGAGATTGGTTAAGAGCACTTTGTGAGTTTAGTGCCGAAGTTAATTGGCCTGTTTGAGTAAGGCTTTGCTTAGAAAGGTTTCCGCCTTGAGCATATTGAAGAGCCGCGCTTTGAAGAGCTTGACGAAGGGTAGAGTCTCCTGCTGCCGCTGCGTCAAGAAGATTAGCTAAACCGTTTCCAGGTTGAAGAGCAATAGCGATATTGCTAGCATTCAGTCTTCCACCAGATTGAGAAACAGCAAAATTCCAAATATCTTTAAAAATAGCTGATGGGCTGCGCTCAGCACCGTTAGCTCCACGAACCTGAATGCCCATCATGCGAAGAGTGTTAACTGATTGACCAGAGTTTAAAGCTGCAGTTGCTTGCATAGCACTTTGGAAGCTACCAGTTAAATTAGATACCTGGGCCACGCCAGGAAGTATTTGGCTGTTATACCCAGGAAGTCCTGGAAGAACTCCATTTGCAGTTCCTAAAGCAATAGCTTGTTGTAGGTCTGTAGAACTTGAAGATGTTCCTTGACCCATAATATTTCTAACAGTAGAGTTTACATTTCCCTGAAAACCAGAAAAAGTTGCTTGAGAAGTAAGAAGCTGCGAGGTTACTGCTTGTTGAACAGTAGGTAGGGCGTTAGCAAGGGAGGCACCCACACCCAAAGTGGCTGTGCCGATAGCTTTAGCAGCACCTAAAGCGCCAACAAGATTAAATCCGCCAGAGTAAGTTCCACCACCAGGGGCAATAGAGGTGCCGCCTCCACCTCCTCCAAGTACTCCGCTAAGAAGTCCAGCGGCACCAGAAGTACCGCCAAGATTTTTAGCAATGCTTTTGGTCTTGTCATCCATAGCCCCCAACATCGTGAGGGCTTTTTGCAGTGCAGTATTAAGGTCAGCAATAGCCTTGT